CAAATACAGATGGTTCTATAAATTCTACTGTTAGTGTTAATACAACAGCAGGATTTAGTATTGTGTCTTATACTGGTAATGCAACATCTGGTGCAACAATAGGTCATGGATTAGGTGCTGTTCCTAAAATGATTATTGTTAAAAATAGAGATAATGGTACAGGTAGTCAAAATTGGACTGTATATCATGAAGCTATGACAGGTAATGGTGCTATGTTTTTAGATTTAACAAATACAAAAGATACTAATGCAAAATATTTTAATGACGCAACTCCAACAGCTTCAGTATTTACAGTTGGAAATAATTTAGGAACTAATGGTAGTGGAGATAATATGATTGCTTACTGTTTTGCAGAAAAAACTGGTTATTGTAAGATAGGTTCGTATGTCGGCAATAATAATGCAGATGGACCATTTGTTTATACTGGATTTAAACCACATTTCACTTTAATAAAACCTATTGCTACACAAAATTGGCAAATACATGATACAAGTAGATTAGGTTATAACCCACGGAATGAGAATATAGCGACAAATAATAATTCTGCTGAAGCTGATAATAAATTTATAGACATATTATCTAATGGTTTTAAATTAAGAAGTGCTACGTATGCAGCAGGCAGTACTGATTATATTTATATAGCGATTGGTCAAACTTTAGTTGGCTCAAATAATGTTCCTGCAGTTGCGAGGTAATCTCGCATGTATTTCGGCGCTACTTCCTTTTCAGCGGCAGCTTTTTCTGATGTAGGCTTTAATCCTAACGCATACGTCAATGTTCTTGGATCACGGATCAATGTAGCTATCGGTGATGATGTAATCATCGGTAAAGCTAATGTTTCAGTTACAGGTAAAAGAGTTAATATTGGTACAAGTGATGTAACTATTGTTGCAAAAGCTAGAGAAGTTTTAACAAGTAATGGTTTAGAATTAGGTATTGGTAATGCAGAAGCTTCTATACCAAAAAATGTACCAGTTACAGGTAATGGATTTGAATTAGATAATGGAACTGTAATTGTTAAAGCAGGTGCTAAACCAGATATAACTGGTCAAGGTTTAGATTTAGCAACTGGTAATGTAACTATAATTGGTAAATGTAATTTATCAGTTACTGGTAACGGTTTTGACATAGCACTTGGTAACGCAACTGCAAAAGCAAATGCAACAGCAATTGTAACAGGTAAGAGATTTAACATTGCAACTAGTAATGTAACTGTTATAGCTAAAGCAAAAGCTTTACCATCTGGTAATAGATTTAATGTAGGAACATCTGATATATTAATTAGAAAATGGGAAGCAGTACCAACAAACGCAACTCAAGTTTGGACGGAGATATAATATGTTTTTTGGAGCAACATCTTTTTCATCAACAACTTTTGCAGGAGTAGGAATACAAAATGTAGTTGTTTTAGCCAATGGTAATAGAGTCAATATTGCTCTTGGAAATACAGATGTAGCCTTTGGAACAAGCATTACTGGTAATAGATTTAACCTTGCATTAGGCACTGTTTCTGTGGTATCATGGAACCCAATAGATCCAAACGCAGGGCAAACGTGGGTCCCAATAGATCCGCTTAACCCATAGGAGAATTATGGCATCAACATATTCGAGTAATTTAAAATTAGAATTAATGACTACTGGTGAGAAGTCAGGTACATGGGGTACTATAACTAACATCTCAATAGATGTAGCATCGTCTGATCAAGCATTAGCGATTTCTAACGGAGCTGTATCAAATGGTAAAAACCTGTACTTAAAACTAACGGGTACTCTTGCGGCTAACAGAACTGTAACAGTTCCAGATTCAGTCGAAAGAGTATACGTAGTTGAAGACGCAACTAATAGATCAACAAATAGATTCACATTAACATTTAAAACTGTATCAGGTACAGGTATATCATTGCCTGTAGCATCAACTGTTTTAGTTTATGCAGATGGTACAAATGTTAATTTAGGTCTTATAAAAAAAGGATATATAACTACAACAGGTACATATACTACAGTAGCTAACGATCAAGTATTGGTAGATACAAGTGCATCAACAGTAACTGTAAATTTACCTGCCTCGCCATCTGTAGGTGATGAAGTACACTTTATAGATAGCAAAAATTTCTTTAATTCAAATAACTTAACCATAGGCAGAAATGGTTCCAACATCTTAGGCTCAGCATCAAATCTAGTAGTCAGTGTAAACGGCGCAGCATTTACTTTAGTCTATGTTAATACAGCTAGAGGTTGGGTATACAAAGATAAAATATAGGAGCTTACACGTGGCTCTCATTGAGTTAAACTTTAAACCCGGAATAGATAAACAAGACACCGAAGCAGGTGCAGAAAATCGTTGGGTAGATTCTGACAATGTAAGATTTAGATATGGTCTGCCAGAAAAAGTTGGTGGATGGGCATCGCTTACTACAGATACAATTGTAGGTGTTGTTAGAAAACAACACGCTTTTGTAGATAACGATGGTAATAGATACGTGGCCCTTGGAACAGATAAATTTTTATTATTATATTTTGAAGGTCAGTTGTATGACATTACACCTGTAAAAACTACATTAACATCTGCAACAATTGCAACTACAAATGGATCACCAACATGCACAATTACTAAAGCAGCTCACGGTGTAAAAGTTGGAGACATTGTACAACTAGATTCTGTAACACTTCCTGGTGGTACAGGTTTTAATGATGCTGACTTTGAAGATAAAAATTTTCAAGTTATATCTGTGCCAACAACAGGTACATTTACAATTAATCAATCAAGTAATGCTAGCGGAACAGTATCAACAGGTGGTAGTTTAAGTATAATACCATATGAACCTGTTGGACCAAAAGAACAGACATATGGTTATGGTTGGGGTATGGACCCATATGGTAACGGTAACTGGGGTGAAGCAGCTGCAGCATCTGACGTTACACTAGAACCAGGTCTTTGGTCATTAAGTAATTTTGGTGAAGTATTAATAGCAACAGTTTTAAATGGTAAAACATTTACATGGAATTCAGGTATTGGAGCAAGACTAACAACACGTGCATCTACAACTACATCTAATTTTGAAACAACAAATAATCCAACTAAAACAAGAGTTACACTTGTATCACCTACAACTAGACACTTAATTCATTTAGGCACAGAAACAACTATAGGAACACCAGCAACACAAGATGATATGTTTATTCGGTTCTCGGACCAAGAAGCAATAAATACTTATGCACCATCAGCAACTAATACTGCTGGTACACAAAGATTACAAGATGGTACAAAAATTATGGGTGCACTAAAAGCAAAAGAAGTTATTTTGATATGGACTGATAATGCATTGTATACAATGAAGTTTATTGGATCTCCTTTTACATTTGGATTTGAACAAGTAGGAACTAACTGTGGATTGATTGGACAGAATGCAGTAGTAGAAATAGATGGTGCTGCTTTTTGGTTAAGTCCCAAAGGTTTCTTTATGTTTGATGGTACAGTAAAATCTTTATCTTGCACTGTTGAAGATTCTGTATTTGATAATTTTGACACAACAAAAGGACAACAAGTAAATGCAGGACTAAATAATTTATTTACAGAAATTACTTGGTATTATCCATCTTCCACTTCAGACTTTAATAATAAATATGTTGTTTTTAATTTTGGTGAATCTGCTGGTGTGCCTGGTGGTGTTTGGTACACAGGAACAGAAGCTAGAACAAGTTGGATGGATGCAACCATATATCCAAATCCATATGCAACTAAGTATAGTTCAACAGGTACAGGCACGTTTCCTGCTGTAGTAGGTCAAACTGGTTTGGGTCAAACAACATATTTTGAACATGAAGTAGGCACAGACCAAGTAAATCCAAATGGTACGACTACTGCTGTGTCTTCTTTTATACAATCATTTGATTTTGATTTAGAACAAAGATCTAGAAATCAAAGAGGACAAGCATCAGGACCAAAAATTGCTGGTGAAGTATTTATTGCATTACGTAGGTTTGTACCAGATTTTAAAACATTACAAGGAAATGCAAAAGTAACTATTGGATTAAAAAGATATCCACAACAATCATCTACATCTAGTACATATAGTCCTTTTACAATAACATCTACAACTACAAAAAAAGATACAAGAGCACGTGGTAGATTTTGTAGTTTTAAAATAGAAAATGATGCAGCCAGTGAGTCATGGAGATTTGGCACATTTAGAGTTGACATACAACCAGATGGACGTAGATAATGACTAAGATAAACATAAGAATACCAGAACCAAAACAACAATACGATGTGTCTAACCAAAAACAGATTAACAGAGCTTTGACATTGATGAAAGATCAATTAAATTCTACATTTTTAGATGAGCTTAAACAGGAGCAAGAAAGAATTTCTTGGTTTTTAAGTGGCTAATATTTATACAAACGCAAAAGCAGATTTTACAGATACTTCAAACACGACAGTTTATACTAGTCCTGCAGCAACAACTAGTATAATTAAATCTATTTTGGTATCTGAAGATTCTGGTAATGCTGATACAATTACTGTTACCTTAACCTCTGGAGCATCAGTATTTAACCTGTTTAAAACAAAGGCAGTTGGATCAAATACAACTATTGAGTTATTATCACAACCCCTTATAATGCAGGAGAACGAAATTTTAAAAGCACAAGCAGCCACAGGAAATAGGTTACATATGGTCGTTTCTGTGTTACAAATAAATAGGGACTAATATGGCATTTAAAGAAGAAGGATCAGTAGAATATATAACAGTCGACGGTAAAGAAGTACCTGTTGTTAAATGTGAAGCTGAAATAGTTTTAAGAAATACAAAAACAAATTACGAATATAATTCTGACAAAGAAGCAGAAGACGATATTGCAAATCCAGAAACAGACACAGTTAGAGAAGATGTAACTAGATCTGTAAAAATTAAAGTAGCAAAGATGCCAGCGTTAGGTGCATCATCTGACAAGGACGAAGAATAATGGCAATCACAAACGCACAACAATATCAACAACTCGTAAACAAACCAGCAGATGGTAAACGACCGGGTTACAGAGGACCAGGTGAGTATCAAGGTGGACGTGGTTATGGTGGAAGTAAAAGTGGTGGTGGAAGCAAAAGCGGTGGTGGAAAAAAAAGTGGTGGTGGTTACACAGGTGGTGGCGGTGGTGGTAAAGATATGGGATTACCGGGTCAAGATAGACCCTCTTTTCAACCCCCTGGATTTAACATTGAAGATCAAAAATTTAAAACACCAGATGGTAGAGATGAATCATCAACTTACGATCCCGATGAAGCTTTAGCTACTGCACAAGCTCAAGGTGCGTTTGATAAACCTAATTTTTTTGAAAGCCTTATAACTGCTAGAAAAAAACCTATATACAATATTTTTCCTAATAATCCAAAAACAGAATTAAGATTTATATCAAGACTAAAAAATTTTAATCCAGAAATTTATAATAGATTACCAAAAAATATAAGAGATCTATATGAAGAAACAGAATTTGATTTAGAAACAAGATCATTTAAAGATTTTGATAAATTTTCTTTTGATGATTTTGAAGCTTTGGGTAAATTTAAAACTGGACTTGATACACCTGGATTAGAAAATTTTGCAGAGTATGCTGCAACTTATGGAGGAGCACCAGGTTTAAAATATTCGGGTGATGTAGGTAATTTAGAAAAATATGTAACTGGTAAAGATCCTATTACAGGAGAAACTATGTATGGTTACAAAGAAAGACGTGATGACGGTGGTGGAGATGGTGGTATGTCTGACTATGAGAGAAGATTATTAGAATTAGAAAGACAAAACGCGGCATTAAAAAAAGAAGCTGAAACTCCAACTACAACGCAAAATCCTTTTGCATATAGATTTTTTGCAGATGGTGGATCCACGGGTGGTATCATGAACGCTGATATGATAGGTGGTATGATGGATGGCAACATGGACGAGATGGGTAGACAGATGTATGGTTTAGGTAAACTTGTTAAGAAAGCAACTAGAGGTATTAAAAAAATAGCTAAGTCACCATTAGGTAAAGTTGCTTTACTTGCTGGACTTAATTTTGCACCTACTTTATTTGGAAAACAAACAGTTCTTCAAGGATTAGGCGGAATGTTTTCTAAAAAAGGTCTTTCAGATTTCTTTTTTGCAGGCAAAGATATGGCTTTAAAAAATTTAACACAAAAAGGATTGTTTACAGGTTTAGCTGGAATTTCAGCATTACCATTATTATTTGGTCAAGAAGAAGAGGATGAATACGATCCATACAGAGGACCAGATATTGACATTGCAAACATAAGATCAGATCCATATGCAGCTATGGGACAGGCATATAGATTTGCTGCTGATGGTGGTATTATGAGATCAGCTTACCAAGAAGGTGGAGATGCGGAACCTGTAGCTAAAAAGACTATGCCATTGATAGACATGGATGGTAAAGAAAAAGACTACAGAGAGACAGGTGGTTTTGTAGATATGGGTAGAATGGAAAGAGCTGACGATGTACCTGCTAGACTATCTAAGAATGAATTTGTATTTACAGCTGATGCTGTAAGAAATGCTGGTGAGGGAGATATAGACAA